AACATATTAATTTCTTGCTCATTCAGGTTACTCTTAGCCCATTCGATCATGCTGGTGTATTCTTTATCACCACCTACTACAGCTTTCAGTTGGACACTTTGCTCTTCAGTAAGTTCAGCAACAGGCTGATTGTTCTCTGATCTATAATCTAAATACATTGAAGCTATATCAGTTGGTGACATACCTTCCAATTCTTTCATAGTTTCATCAGAAACCTTTTCATTACTACTTGCTTCATCCCAAAGTTTATCTAAGAAAGCTGTGTCAACTTCTTTCGTCTCCTCTTCTTCCTTTTCCTTAGGTTCAGTGGTGTCCGCCTCAGCTTCAGGCTCATCTCTTGATGGATCACCAAGCTTCCTTTGCAGTTCAATGTAAGCACTCTCTAGATCTTCAGCATCTTTAAACTTACCAGCTAGTAGTTGTTGTTGCTGCTCCTCTAGAGCTTCACCTACCTTAATACTTTCCTGTTCTTCTTCAGAGAACTCTCCTTCCGGTGTTTCCGTAGGGTCATACGTCAGTGTAGCCATTTTGGGTGATAACTTCTAGGTTTCCAAGCCCCACAGTAGTTACAGTTACAGGTGATCCTAACTTAGGAGTACCTGCCTTCATACGTGGAGCGTATTTCATTTTGCTAGGGGGTTCCTTAGCCTCGAACAATTCCTTATCTTCTTTACTAAGAGGAGGTGGAACTGCTTTAGTTTTCTTAGCCCTCTGGGGCCTGCTCGCTTTCATTTGCTGCATTTAACATCATCTCTTGTTGTTTCTGTTCAACAGCTGCCATTGCTGGTGCTTGTTCTTGTGCAGTCATAGCCATCTGTTGTTGCATCTGTTGCTGTTGCTGACCTTGGATCTCTTGCATACTCTTCACTAGGTTAAGTACGTCGATACCTTGTGCAGCAGCTAGACGTTTGACAACTTCTTCTGCATTGATAAATTGACCGATAGCTTCTGGTCCCATTGTCTGTGCAATGGTAGTAAGGAATTGACCAAGACTTTCACGGTCCTGACCACGACCTAAGGCATTAACACCTGCTACAATAGTAGGTTTAACTGTGTTCTTAGGTATCCTAGGTATCTTACCAGACTTTTGAAAGACTGAAAGCTTACGGTTTAGATAAGGTACTAGGAAGTCAACAGTAAGTAGACTGAATAGCCCACCAAGTTGTTGCTCTAATTCCATCTGTGTCATCCTCACCTCTTCAGCAGTCGTACGTTCCGATTGTCTAACAGAAAGGATAAGGAATGCTTCACTTAATCTACGTTCAAGTTGTTGAACCATTTCATATGCTGTTCTAAAGTCAGCTGTCTTACCAACCTGAACAACACCTATATCATCAGGTCTCCCCTGAACGATTGCACCGTTCCCAGCTGCCGCTAGAGTGGCTGGTTTAGTGGTGCTTGATGGTGATACTACAAAGACTACTTTAGCAGCTGCTGCAGAGCCTTCTACGAGGGCCTGAGAGAGTGCTTCAAGTGACTTGAGATCTCCGATAAACTCTTCGCAACGTCCCCGCCCGTAGGCTTCACCGTCGACAGTATTAAACCTCAGTGCTATCCATGGGTTAGCATCTAAGGGAGCTTTACTTCTACTGTTAGGGATGATCTTATCTTCCACCTCTTGGTGCCAGACCATCCTATTGTTCTCACGCTTTATGTGGGTATAAACGTCACACTCATCTTTATCACCGTGGTGATCCGCCCCTGGTGAGTTGGGCTGCGATTGAATGTCTTTATAATCTCCCAATAATTTTTTGTTAATTTTTTCCTTGGTGACGATTTCAATTACATTACCATTGCCATCTCTTTCTATAGCATAGCGGCTAAGCGGATATAATTTCAATCCTTCCTTACCCATAAAGACTAGTACATTACCAGCAACAACTAAGTGTTTCAATGCTTGGTGTACTACGACACGATCATCAGATGCAGCAATTGAATCCATAATGGTTCGTTCAATCTTTGCAAATGCTAGGTCCATCTCAGATCTAAAGCCTGGTGGCAGTTGACCTAAGTTAGAATCATCTACTTGTAGTTTAAAGAAGCTGGTCTGTGGAGGAAGAAGAGCTAACATCAACTTAGATGCTAGGGTTACAACCCCTTTAGAACCAACGCTTTGCCAAGGTGTAGATAGTGTTCTCTTACCTCTTTGATCATCGTCCTGTCTTATTAAGTAAGGAAGGGTTAATCTTGCCGCTTCCTCTGCTGAATCTAGAAACTGGGTCCGGTCACTTACTAAATCATCATACCTTGATTTTGCTGTCATTGTTATGGGTTAAGTCCTGCAATAGTGAGCAGTGGTCTGAGTAAATCTTGGGTGCTACCAGTTGCACCAGCATTTGGATCTGTTGCACTTAGAACACCCGAGGCACTAGTACCTACAGCACTACCACCTGGTGTAAAAGTTGAGTCCTCGGGAAGCTTATCTTCTTTTTTGGACATCTTCATATCTTCTAACCATTGTTTATGTGCACCCTCTGGCAGGAACATACCACTTTGTCGTGCTAGGTCTGGGATATCAGCAAGATTAAATCCAGCAGCTTTGACTTTATTATATTGTCCCAACCCTAAGTTACCGTGTTGACCTTGGTATTGACCTAGTGGGTTACCTGGGTTGACATATCCAGTGTCAGGATTACCCATACCAGCTACACCTTGCATGTGCTGTTCACGTAGTCTCCAACCTAATGAAGAGTTGTTATACTTTGCTTGTTGCTGTAGTGCAACCTTAATTTGTTGCGGGTTGTAGTGCTGTGATGCCTGCAACCAACTCTGCTTTCCGAAGTTACCGTGTACACCACGGAAGGCATCCATAAAATTTGTGTAAGCCATTAATTGTTCTCCTCCCTCCAGGATTTACCTTTGTCTTTTTCCCACTCTGCTAGTGGATCACCTCTAGTTTCAAACTCTTCTCTTGTTGGTATCTTACCACCGAAGTAGTCATATACAAACTTGATTCTACTTAATGCACCGCCTTCATTCATTAAGTCTTCTGCAGCATCATCAAAGTTCTCATACTCAAGGTTCCATATTTCTGACATTGCCATCCAAGCTTGGATGTCTTCCCTATCAGATGAGCCTATAACTTCTTCAAAGAGAGGTTCTGTCTCCTCATTATATTGCCCAAAATTTACGTTACCAAGTTCATATTTCTCATCTTCAAAGCGTGAACCTTCTAGTGTAGTACGCCTCTTCCAGATTTCATCTGCCCTCTTCTTGTTGTCTTTTACGAACTTACTGAAATCAGTATGAGCAGCTTCAAGTCTATCAGATTCAACTTGATCGAGATGCCTTTGGTAATCACCAAGAGTATCAATGTTACCATGGATCCAGCCCGGCGTGACCTGTTTCCCATCCTGGCCCCATTCTTCAGCTTTACGCTTTGTTGTACCTTGAGGTCTATTCCAAAAGAAGTCCCAACCCTTCTGCTTCTGATCGTCAGCATGGAATGGACCACCCGTGAACTGTGGTAGCTTTGCTCTGCTACTATATTTCAGCATGCTATGAGGCATTGCTACTGGGTCCGGTCTTTGATATATTTGTGGTAATGTTTTATCTATATTACCTTTGGTGCCATCATAATAATCAGACACATCTAAATATATAGGATCATCACCAATACTACGATCTACTGTAGGTACATACTCACCTTCCTCATATACTGTTTGATGTTCAGTAGCAAAGATAGTATCATTTATGTAAGTTTTAACTTCACCAAAAGTTTCAAGGGTAGCATCATCAATACTACCCCAACTACCTTGAGCAAAAACTGTTTGATATATTTCATCATTTTTAAAATGGTCATATGCTATTTCAGTATAGTAATCTTTTAAATCCCCTTGTGTATTTGGATCTAAGTCACTGTACCAATTAGTTATATCTGCTGCCTTAGTCATTATCCTCCTTGAGTCTTGTTCGTAACCACTCCACTACTGATCGTTGTCCTGATCTATACATAACTGTGCTTAGATCATCAGTAGGTTGTGGGTTAATGGGTGGGAAAATCTCCTCTAACTCAAGGAGTATTCTGTCATTTACTTGAGGGCCAACGATAGCCTCAAGCATATTGGGGGAGATTGACATTGCTATGTTCGAAGAAGGCAGGCATTCGTGCTCGCTGTGTGTCAGCTAGCTCTGGAGCTTTGCCTTCATACATAAGTCGATCACTGGAATCCAGCCAGAATTTTTTGTTTAAATATCTATCGGTAGTATTTGTACCTAGAGGTTCCATGATCCAGTTAATGGTGGCCTTCCTAAGTTTGTCCAAACTGCTACTAGAAGCCAAGCCCATATCTCTACATACAAGAGAATGAGAGGCCACGTGAATCTGTTCATCTCTACTAATATCTGCACTTACGGTGCGTAAACCAGCATCACCACAAAACCTAAAGAAGGGTAGTAGAACGAAGAAAATTGCACGTTCGGCCACCAGTGCCTTGAGGATTGTGTGATCTGGATGGCTTTCCCAAGCGTCTCGGAGTTTAAGAGCTTCGGCTTCAGCTTTTTCGTTAGTTCCCAATGCATTGGCAATGTAACCCAAAGCCAAATCATGGTTCTTTTCATCGGTAACGTTCGACTCAAGGAGTTCACGGGCAAGTGGTGGTACCTCACCCTTAAGAGCTTCTTGAATGAATTCACCAACTGGTAACTCCATATGACGTATTGAGAGAGCACGGTAGATGGTTTCTTCACTGCCCTCCTTTAATTTTCCTGCTGTTGTTTGTACGGGTGACCACTTCCGCTTTCGGTCTAATAGTTCTTGATACGGATGCTTTCTCATTATTCTTGACAATCACATTGAGGTTGTTTATTTAAAATGTCTGCCAAGTAATCTTCGACTGAGGACTCATCTAATGCCGCATAGACATTACTTTTATCCTGTGTATCTGGCATTACTTGTAGACTATAGTAAAGGGAGGTCTGGGGCGAAGCCAGCCACTCTTCCACAAATTGTTCATTGTAGGTTACAACATCACTCCAAGAGTTGAATGAGTATCCATGAAGAAGTCCCGTATTATTAAGCATGATCATCATCTGATCTGCTACTTTTTTGTAAGCATCCCAACCTACGGTTGAGGCTATCTCTACTGGTCCGTAATTAAAATATTCAACACCAAAGGTATCTGAATCTCTATCAACTGACCTTGCTATTGGTGGTGCAATTTCTGGTGTAGCTGTGTAGCCGTCCAAATCAAAGCTCTTGTAACTACAACTAGCAGTTGGAGCAATAGCAAAAGCCCTATCCATGTTGTTATTACGGGCAACGTGAGCAGCAGATTCAATACCAACTTTAAATTGTTCGGCGAGGA